GCCGCGTGAGCGGCGTGAAGACCCGACTCGAGGTCTAAGGCGGCTGGATGGCCGCCCTCACAGCACGGTTACGAACAGGCAAACCAACCCGTCACGTAACTACGGATAGGATCGCGGGGTACAACTCCCTCGATTAACGGCACGCGGCCCCCTTCTGGGGTACCGACATTGCCGCATCCGTATAGTGCGCTAGCTAGTACGGCTCGAGGGTCAAACTTCCTGAACTGAACGATTCGCATCGTGTCAGAACAAGGTTTGACTCCCTTAACGTACCTGATGGAGTGACGCCACCTTACTTTGGCACGCTGCTCCCAGTGCGGGTCCCACAGCACAGAATCTCCCAGGCCCTCCGGGCCAAAGAGTCTGTACTGTGTAGGAATTCCGCAAAGAGCCACGTGCCTAGAACGGCGACCAAAAGAACCCCCAAGAAGGGAAATCCTTTTGTGTGCCGTAGCAAGGCGGTTGTAAACTCCAAGAAGTGCTTTAACATCCTGCGGTTCCTCCTTGAGATAGGCAGGTCGAACGTTGGCGCCGACGTAGAAGTCGGCCCCGCAGCTTTCCCTGAAAGGAGACATTCCACTAAACGACTTTTGGTCATTCAGTTGGAGCCCACAGTACGTAAGCACAGCTTTTACGTCCTGTACGACTTCATCCCTGATGATGATGTCATCGCCGAAAACAAAGACGTCCCATCCTAGGACGCCGGCCCCCCCGACCCGTCTTGTGCAGTAAATGCACATCGCGGCGAAGAGCACTGTTTCCAGCTCGAACGTGTACCCGTTACCCATCGATGAGAATTTCTCAAGTCTCACTTGGGTCTGTTCGGACTTTTGGTCCTTCAGAATCCTGCCAGGCAGGAGAGTGTAAGGGCTCCTCAACGAATCGAGGAGCTCAAACCACTTACGGGGTAGCAACAACTTCACAAGGTTGTAGGCTACGGTGTCGCTAGCATTCGAAAGATCGAGAGTGGCGAACTCTCGAGACACCGAAGACTCAGCGGCTACACGCCGATGGATCTCCTGTGCGTGGTCCAAATCCCACCCGTGACCGTTACGCCTGCGAAGGCGGCGGCGTAGGGCTGTTCCAGCAGCCAGCTGGAAGAAGACGTTGATGGACGGCTCGACCGCAATGGCACGATCCGTCTTGGACGTCTTAGGCACCGTTGTGAAACGATTGCCTCGGATGAAGACCAACTTTCCTTCCCTATCAGCGGTGTACTTTCCCCAGGCCGTTCCGAAGAACGGGAACAGGTGGAACACGCTGTTAGGTGTGAGGGTGGGGTCAGATGAGAACTTGTGTAGTACGGTAGTTCTCGTCCCGCGATCGAAGAACGTGGCGCCGGGGCCCAGACGACCGAGAAGGTCATCCGGGGGTCCCTTGCCTATGAGCTCTTCCACCACCTGTGAGACTCCAGCGAGGTGCTGGGCTATCTCAGGGTTGGGTGCCTGGTTTTCAAGCAGGTACCCTTTCAGGCGAAGGTTGGTCTCATAGCACGCCGCTTCACCTTCCATCCACTTCTGCCGGGCGCGATCGCTGCGTTGTTGATCATTTGCAAGAAGACCTTTGAGCTTCTTGGTTAATGCAACGCATTGAGCGTTTAGCAGACACTTCAGGGCGGTGTCGCTGTCCTCTGGCCGACAATCGATGTCGAGCAGAGCCTCCCATTCTCCGTAACGCCACAGGATGGCGCACTTCAACGAAAGAGAGGTATCGAGATCCTGGTACGCACCAAGGATCACTTGCTCCAGGCTAGCCGAAAGCTTCATTGCGCACCCTTACCTGGTTACTGGTTCGGGGCGTAGCCGGTCTTCATCGAGGATTTCACCAGCGCTGCAGCCAGAAGGTTGCAACCCTGAGAGATCCCTTCGTTGATGTCAGCGGCGGGAATGCCTTGCGGCACCGTCGCGACACCTTCGATGATGACCCGGTCCGACGTGCTCCACCGGGTGGTGGTGCTGTCCTGGACCGCATACGGGCGCTCGTACCGGAAGGGGAGCTTGCGGGCGGTCTTCGGACCGTTCCACAGGCTCTTCAACCAGAAGATCGCGCGCATGCCGACTGGCAGTGAAGCCGTCGCGCCAGTGTCCTGGCGCCAGACCGCGGGAGAACCATCGGATCCGGCGCCCGTTTGGGCGTCGTAGACGATGTCCGTGGTACCGTCATCTTTCTTGACGGTGATGTTTGCCATCGAGGGCATTTGTTTCTCCAGTTGTTGAGAGACTAGTCCTTAAAGCCTTTAACTATCAACAGGCTGACAGCAGTCAGCGCACGTCTCCAGTGTGGGACTTTGAGAGGACGGATTGCCAGTACAGGGCTTGGTAGGCCCAGTCGACGATTGACGTGCACGAACGGTCCACCGAGGTTCCTTACGGTTCCTCCGCCAGACACGTACTTGCCGTTTTCCCACCATCTGTAGGTGGCGTGGTAGTAGTCCAGGCTTACGCCTTTATACCGCCGCGTCGTCCACTCTCTGGAAAGAGTGAGACCCAGGAAGTCGCTGAACGAATTCAGGACATCGCCAATATTCACGAACCAATCGACAACGAATGACATGGGAACGAGTTCCCACGCCACAGCCGCTGGGTTTACAAAGCCCAGTTGATTCGCTAAGAGAAGGTTGGGATTGGCGACCGCAACCCGAGCGCCGCAAGCGACACTCCTACGACCTAACCAGTAACGGTACGTGCGCCAGGTGTTAAAGCCTGGATACACCGCAGCAGGATTTGAACCCTGCGTAGGTGCTGAGAGGTGATAGGTCTTTTGGACCTCTCCGACTCGTGCACGGGGGTTTTCATACCCGAAGTCGTTCTGCAGAACATCGATGGCATTACCAATGTCACCGATCATGGGAGACCAACCGAGGTTGAACTCCAGCCAGTTGCCTGACCACGCTTTCTTCTTGCTAGCCCTTTTGGGGACGGCAGAAAGGTTCAAGGTTCTTGCAGCGCTATCGAGGTCACCTCGTCGAACGTCACGAGTGAACTTCCAGAGCTGGGTAGCTCTGGTCGCTATCATGTTGTAAGACGAAGCAGCCTCCGCCACGGCAGCACCCAAAGAAGCGGACGCGTGAAGTTCATTGACGAACTTCTCGTAGGCCCTATTCTCTAAGTGATACCATGGATCCCAGCTATCAACCTGATCGATCATGTTAAAGCCCGCGTAAGAGCGGGCACCGCCGGAGCCGGGTAGGCCCACGGTGTACGTGAGGTTCCCACGACAGGCGTCGTAGGGAAGGACTCGATCGATAGGCTTCTCTTGCTTGAAGCCGCTCACGCGGCGATAGGCAAGAGGGTCACCAGTGCCTCCAACGAGGATGCTGGTAGCTGTCACAGGAGCAACCATATGCTTTCCAGGGCATAGGCGTCTCCCGCCACCTAGCGAGGTGGTAAGAAGTCACGCTGAAGTGGATGACGGGAGTCAACCCACAAGCGCAACCGTCGCAGACTGGTAAGGTCTACGGATGGAAGAAAGAGATGACCAATCTCTTCCTCTCCACTTTGGATCGATGCAGTTACCACCGTTAGGTGCAACCCTGCAACCCGTCTGGTTAAGACGATTCCGAATGCTGATGAGGCAAACGGACGAGAGCCAAAGAGGCCCGGTAATCAACCGGGACGTGCAGCTGAAGTTCAGCCAAGAAGTTCGCAAGGTCCTCGATCTCGAAAGAATACTCATCACCGAACATGTACACCGGTTGCCCGTTGTGCAGTTCGATGGAGAAGCTTCTTCCAGAATAGAGAACTTTCATACGAACCTCCTGTTTTGCACGATTTTAGGTGGTTTTGCCACCGAACGAGAGCC